GGTAAAATCGCAACATCTGAATTCCACGTCTTTAATAAGTGTTCTAACCATTTGTAAATGGCCCGCATTTATAATTTCGGGGTTTTTATAATGTCCATAGGGTACATTAAACCCATTTGGTCCCATACGGTACAACCCACGAAAACACGTTTTATTCAAAAATATAAATAATGCAGAACCAAATCCTGAATTCTTTTCAGTCAAATCATTGAAGAGCATTCGGATATAGTAATAATAATTTTCTTTGCAATAAAAGGCTTCCTCCGTTGACCTGGGTTTCCGAATGACTTCACCATTTACGGGGCATTCTCTGTATTCTTCTATAAGAATTGTTAAGCATTGGTATAATTCGTCATAATTGTCTTGAATATTTTTATAAACATTTATTAATGGTTCATTAATGTCATATGCGTAAATTTTACCTTTTAATTGAATTTTATTTTCATTGATATATTGCAATAATCCAAACAATACACTACCTCCACCCAAACAAAATTCGTGATAATTATTCATTTCAGTTGGGAATTCACTCAATAGTTTGTCTAAAATTTGTGTTTTACCACCGACCCATTTGATAAAAGGTTTCATTGTTTCGTTTATACTATAGTTTATATATCTATATATAGTGTATAATAATTCAATTTTATAGTGTAAAAAACGATATGAAGAAAAAAGTATAATTATAAACTACAGTAATATACAAAATGAAAACAACCGAATACGAAATTAATGGGCGTCAAATTACATGCAATAATGAAACAATTGACCCAAATAAAATAACATATTTTGTATTGCCAACGACCAATAAAAAGTTAAATGTGATTGGAAACCCAACAGAACAAATGTGTAGTTGTCGTAAGCATAAGACGTATGTTTATAATCTAGAAGAAGACATGGCCGCCTATTACTGCGATTATCATTCAAAAGAAGGGGGAAAATGGTTTTTTTACAATAGAAGTTGTTAATAATTAAGAATGGTGAAAAAAATATACTATATATAATAGCATATTTTTATAGTTTTTTTGTATTTTTATGTGTGGATTTCAAAAATAGGAATTTCCAACCATTAATTGCACTTTCTCCGAGCCAAAAACGTGTGACATTGCTTGATACAACGTATGGGTTTCATCCACGGAAAGTCCAATATCGGTGTGTCGTGTCCGTAGTGATTTTTTGTGCCATCTAACTTGTCTAACACGTTGATTGGGGTCTTTTCCTTCTGTATGGGGTATGGGAATTTCAAAACCTCCTTCAATACGGTCTAATTTTTGGATATTAGGCGATGATTTCGGTTTAATGCTATTATAATGTTTGATAACATCATCATAGTTCTGAGGAACAATCACTTTGAAGCTTACTTGTACGTAGGTCATGGTTGCAGTTTTGTTGTATTATATATTATAATTATATTTTAGGTGCCTGTCAAAAATAAAACGTGAGACATTCAACTTTTTGACGTGCGTCGTCGCTGTACTTCTTTGTCAAAATCCCGCTTTGTGAGCTTATATCCCCAATGTTGTAAAACTTGGCGTATTTTGGGGCTTATGGTTTCGTCTTTATAATTGCCGCGTTTTTTCAGTATTTGGGTCACTAAGAAACGCATAAAGCGGCCCTTCGGGCCGGCCAACCCTAACCACCGTTTGATTTGCCGCTCGTCGTCAGGGCATCGTCGTCCTCTATAGAAATCGCAATACCAATGCACCCATCCATAAGGGTTGTATTGTGTAATCCAATGTTTTCCTTCCCAAAAGTCCAACGATGTTCCTACTTTGCACTTGTATTTATTGATATCTTTGTTGTAATTAGGCGAAGATAGATGTGATTCGGGGATATTTTTCCACCACGATTTGTATTTTTTATGGACATTTTTATGGTGCTTTTTCGTGATTTTACTATAAATAGGCCTCCAATAAGTACCCCCGAAACTGCCTAAAACGAACATTTCTCGCGGGCTAATATTGGGTCGGAATTCTGGATAATCTGCGAAAAAGATTGAACCGCTTTTCTTTTTTGTCGTTTTATTGTGTTTGTCTTTTTTATGTTTCCTTGAATAAGACATCTATAATAATACTATATTATAGCTGTCAAAAATATATAACACTTATATATTTCGTCATTCGCGTATAATTAAAATAATGTAATGAAAAATATTTATTTATGTTTATGTGTTCCGACCTTGCCTCATCCACCTTGTTTGTATTTTACGGATTTACGTCTGGGTTTCTTGCATTTTACGCATCCTTTTTTGCAAGAACATTTTCCTTTGCATCTACATGTCTTTGTTTTGCATTTTGAGCATTTTCTACCTCCTTTTGTGATAGATTTTCTTAGTTTTTTGGTTTGTTTGCGAATGTCTTGGACTAAATAATCAAGCATAATTATACAATAAACGCATAAAAAAATGGGTTTGTATTTTATTAAAATGATTAAGATTCAAAAACAGCGGTTCCATTAACTAATTTTCCTACTAAAACGCCTGCAATACTATCTCCATCTTCATCCCTTTTGTTGTTGTATAGTGGTCCATTTTGAAAGTGTTCGTCGGTAGTCCAGTATTTTCCGTCGGGAATCACTAATGGAGGGACCATATAATGGTCAACCTCGGGGGAAGCTTCTTTTTTTTCTTTCTTTTTCACTACTTTTGGTTTGTCTGTTTTAGTTTCTTTCTTTTTTACTACTTTTGGTTTTTCTGTTTTGGGTTCTTTCTTTTTTACAACTTTCGTTTTTTCCGTTTTTGGCTCATTTGAAGTATCTGATTTATCATTAGAGACTTTATTTTTCGTTTTCGCTCCAGTGTCATGAGTTGGGTTTGCTTCTACAATGTCACAATAAACATTTTCAAAATCTAATTCCTGACTTTCATTTAATATAGGAGTACTTACACGTTCTTGTGGTTGTGTATTTTGTATTGGCTCTAGTTCTGGCAATATAGGAGTACTTACACGTTCTTGCGTTTCTGTTTCTAGAATATCTTCTGCTTCTTGTGCAATATCTTCTGTAATGTCTTGTTTCTTCTTTTGGGGTGTCTTGGGCTCTTTGGGTTTGACTTCTTTGGGTGTCTTGGGCTCTTTGGGATTGACTTCTTTTGGCTCTTTTTGTGTTTTTGGTTTTTTCTCTTTAACTGGTTTTTGTGATTCTTTTTCTTTTCGTTTATGTTCTTTCACCATAGGTTTATATATGAGTGTTTCAATGCGTTTGATATCCACATTTGTCTCAAAATAATTGACTTGCTCGTCAATAGAATTATAAAGGGGTAACTTACCATAAATCTCTTCACGATGTTCTTCTGGAACATATGAAGATACCACATGAAGACAAGCACATAACATGGCCTTGTATTTCATGGGTAGAGTTTTAGAAACCTTTGTTTCTTCAGTTGTTGTTACGTTTTCGGTTGTTGATGCCATTGTAAATTTTGTATAGTGTATAAATAATAATGTAGTGCGTGTCGTAAAAGAATTGAGAAAAATTCAACTTTTTGAAGGGGTCGCCCCCTCTCTCAAATGCACTGAAAAGTTGAATTTTTATTTCAATATTTATAGTAAGTACAATACATATTATAAACCTTAACTAAATACATACAATCAAACATGTCATCCTTCAAGAAACCGTTTTGCAAAGTTTGCTACGATACCGGGAAACCGGAATCCGAATATACAAGCCATTATGTGAAAGATATACCAGGACCAAATGGTTGTGTAGTGTGTCCAACCTTATTGGCATTAGAATGCCGATATTGTAGAAAAAATGGCCATACGGTAAGTAAATGTCCGGAAATTGCCAGACGTAATAATGAATCCAATAAATATTACAAAAGAAAATACTATAATAGAACCCAAAATACAACTATAGATAAAAAAACAATAAAAAAAGATAACCGGTTTACAGTGTTTGATGATGACGACGAAGAAGAAATTCAACCAGGCATTGTGACTAAAGAACAATTGACCATTGAAATACCAGAACCAGAAGGAGATACATATGCCAGCATATTAAAAAGAGATTACACTGTATCACCAGGTACCCCTCCTGGTAGTCCTCCTCCTTTATGTAGGACCCCATCATACAGCCCTCCAAGCACACCACCGCCGCGTAAAAGATGGTCTGAAATGACCGATTCTGATGATGAATTTTAATAAAATAGACTATAAATATAATTTTCAATTTAACCGTTTAATAAGACACTTTTTTTTAGTTATATTATGTAACATGAGTGAGAGCTATAGACTAGACGTAATTGATGAGGACCAAATATATATATGTTTTGGGCTCGGTTGTGCGAATTTAGGCTTTCTTATGGACGAGTTCCATGGTTTTTCAATGAAAAATGAGTGTTGTTGTATTATGCATGAATTTTGTTTTCTCAAAAGAGAATATTTAACGTGTTGTGACAAGCTAGAAGGTCATCATATTCGTATAGGATGCGGATGTGATGCAATAACCTGTAAAGTACCTGATGTAATATGTAAAAATCAATGCCATTGTATGTGTCTCGTATGTGCGTGTTCTATACCACCAGATGACGAAGTGCCGTGTGTACTGGCGTGTTGTTCTATAGTATGTGCCATATTGAAATGCAATATGATATGTAAAAATTGTATGACATTTGGTCAAGTTAAAACGTAATATTTTTGAAGGGCCCGTCTCTCCATTTCATCGCGTGCAAACTTGGCATATTCTACATCGCAGTACCATAATAAATGTTTAATACCCACCATGTCTTTTCTACAAGGTATTAGTACTACACTGGCTAAGTTGGAAAAAGAAACCTTTTTCGTAAAAAAATGCATATTTGAGAGTGTATTTGTATAGTGTATATAAATTATATAAACTATATATTTTTTTCTCTCAAACCCGTATTTTTCATCTAGAATAACAATCGGTTTGATTGACTAATAAAGGTTTGTTATAGTTATTTGTGAAACCCATTGTTTCCATAATCTGCAATACATCATCATTATAGTATTTGAAAAAACGGTCAACGTCTCGTGCCAATACAAAAAGAGTCAATTGCTTATTGTCAGATACAATTGAGTATTCATATGAATCATCTACAATAGGTCCTAAATCAACAATCCAATATGGGGCAGGAGGCAAATCTTCCAACATGACAGTCAATTCGCCACCGGTATTATTACCATCATAGTATGCAAACCCTTCAATTGTGGAATTTGTTCCATTGCGCAACAATTCGCTATTGAATACACCTACTGTACCATTATCATATAGTGTGTATTGTGCGGTAACACACGACCCGCCTTTTTGAAAGGTTTCATCAACAACATCTTTATAGACTTCATACCAAAAACCATCGTAATGAGACAAGTCAACGTCTTGTACATAGGTATAGGCCTGTATGGAGAATAATGAAGCGAGAAATGATAGAATACGCATTATAAGATGGGGCTATAAAATATTTTTCATGAGAGAACGTCCATCAAAAAGTTGAATTTTTCCAGGTCCATTATAGAACATCAATCCCATACAAATTATAACAATACACAACTACAACAAAATGGAAGCTTATAACTGGATTAACGAAAACATGTGCAATATTGAATCCGTTTCGAATTACATTATGGAACTCAATGAATATCCGATGGAGGTAATTTATTATATTCATAAAAATTGGATTCATACAAGTAACAAAAACAATGGTACTTATAAGAAAACACCGCTAAAACCATTGCCGAAAATGTCGGAACAAACCATAAAAGATTTTAACGACACATATAGCGCGCAAACCATTGCAGTGGTGTGCCCGTCTTATTGTACAAAGTACAAACCATTGGAATAATGGGAAACAAAAATACAAACACAAAAATAAAAAACATTATATACAGGGGTAAAAAATACAAAAAAATGTATTTATTTTTTTTATACACGGCTGTCGTCGTCAGAGTCATCGTCAGCCGCACCACGTGAAATGCAATACGTGACTAAACACAAACAAACGAGAACCATTACTATACCAAAAATACCAAATGCAATAATTGATTGTATCTCCATTTATAATATTCTATATTTTTTTCTTTAATTTGTTGTATACATGACGTTTGGATGTACAAAAGAGAGCGCAATACCGATTCAAGCATTGAAGAAAACACAAGCACAGGAATGTTTAGACAATATATGTAATCATAGTCGTAACTCTCGTTTACGTTTTTTAATTTTATTACCAGAACCAGATTATAAAAAATGGTTTTATTCTTATAAAGATGTATTGGTGTATTACAAAAGTAATTTCCCAGGTATTTTAGATATAGAGCATTTTGAGGAATCGGACCAATTGCCTTATACGATAGAAGAGCCAGTAATGCCGCGACAATTGTATATTATGTTACCAAAAGAGCGTATTTATGTTCCGTCGGATAGTTTTACGTCTCGTTATATTCGTAGTAAAATGAGAGAATTAGTGCAAATATTTGTGGCCCTTCGGGCCACTTCCATAAAATACATTCGTTATGACAGCGACGAGACTCGTAATACTATAAATGCAGATTTAGGTATTCCTATAGAGAATGTCTCATCCGGGGTTCAATATGAGAATGTGGAGACGAAAAAGAGAGGTATATTGTATGAAATCCGTTTGAATCCACCCAAAGAACCAATCAATATGGATGTATTGTCTCAATTCTATTATTTGAAACGTGAACCATCATGGCAAGATATGATATTGCGTCGTATAGATGGTGGTGTAGTGTATGATAAATATACGTATTGGAATCGTGAAATGAAGTTATTGAGACACAAGTTTATACAGAAGTTGAAATGTATAAATTTATCGGTAGAATATGACTGGGAAAAGATGCATAAATTTATGGTGGATTACGAGGTTATTTACGGCGAGCGAAGCGAGCCACCAAACTGTGCATAAAAATGTTGACGTTCATGAAGATTTCCATTAAACCATTTAATACAATCTTCTTTTGTTACATTTTTTTTGGTGTAATGAATAATATGTGTAAAATATATATTATTTATTTTTTCATGACAAAACCAATGATGTATGATATTATTGTTATAGGTGGAGGAATTTCAGGCCTACATTGCGCGTATCGGTTACAAGACAAATACAAAATCTGTGTATTGGAAAAAGAAAATTGTCTCGGGGGTCGTATACGCAGTGTGAACTTTCATGGAACCATGATTGAAGCCGGTGCTGGACGATTGAATCAACACCATAAACTATACAAAGAACTGTTGAAAGAATTGAACATTGAGACAACATCCACTTTAGGTGTACTTTCCGTTTTTGACAAATATTCTTACCATAATGGAAAAGACCCATTCAAAACATTAAATCCTGTATTTGAAGCGGCTAAAAAAGAGAAGATTGAGACATTACAATCCTATGCCTTTATTGATTATGCTCGGACCATTCTCTCAAAAGAAGAAATTTCATTTGTTATAGGTTCATTTGGATATTACGAACAACTTATCAAAATGAATGCGTATGATGCTTTGAAATTGTTTGAAAAGGGTATGCATACCAAAAATAAATTCTATATAGTGAAAGGTGGGATGTCTCAAGTCATAGCAGAACTCCACAACAGAATCACCGAAAAATGTTCCATTAAATGTGGAAAAGAAGTGGAAAGCATTGAATATGACAACGATATTTTTTCCATTGTTGCAAATGGAAAAACCTATAAAAGCAAATATTGTATTGGTGCCATTCCCAAACTTGCCATGGAGAAAATCCCGTTTTTTAAACCTTTAAAACCGATAATGGATGCGATAGGAATTAAAATCTTGTGTCGTATGTATGCAATATTTGAGAAAGATGATATATGGTTCAAAGAATTGCCAAAATGTACAATAAATAATGAAATACGATATGTAATACCGATTGACAGAGAAAAAGGGATTATTATGATTTCATATACAGACAGCAAATATGCACAATATTGGGCTACTATGCCTCAATCCAAAATAATTCCAACTATACAATCAAAATTAAAAGAATCATTGCATATTGATATTCCTAAACCAAAACATTTGAGAGCATTTTATTGGGAAACGGGAACGGCGTATTGGAAACCGAATTATGACAGTCGGGAATTATGGCGTAAAATGAGACAACCCTATGAAAATATGCCGTTTTACACATGTGGGGAAAACTTCTCTCAAACCCAAGGATGGATTGAAGGGGCGATTGAATCCAGTTGGAATGTGGTAAAATTTATTTCTTAGATTTGGTTTTCCTTTGTTTGCGTCTTTTTTTGCCGCCAAATGTAAGGCCATCATCCTCCATATCATAGAGTTTAAATTCATCTGCAAACTTTTGTTGCAAATCTTGAACTTCAAGGTCATCGCTTTGGTCTATAACTGCACCGCGGCGAAGCGGAGCTAAATATTTTCCAATACGTTTATTTTTTGCTTGTTTAATGAGAGCCTTTCTTCCTTTTCTCTCATTAACGTCTCCTTGGTCTTCTTTTAGGTTTGACAAATGTCTTTTATACATTTCAAAAGATGAAATTTCAGGAGACTTGGCTGGTCCATGGAAATAATAACTATTGGGCGAATACTTTCTAGCACTCCTAAATCCTTTTGGTGTTGATGAATGATTAGGTCTTTTGTATAAAGGAGATTCACGTTTTAGAGACTTTCCTGACCTTGACCGAAATGATGCAGACCTTGAACGCCTTAATGGTTTACCACCGCGATGTTTTCGTGTTGCCATTATATAATCAATGTATATATTATATGGAAAACTGGATTTTTTATTTTATAATTGGAATAATATCAGGATTTTTTATCGGTTTAGTGGGTATTGGTGCTGGAGTCATCGTCGTTCCTGGTTTAACCTTGGCTGGAATGACTATAAAACAAGCCGTCACAACCGGATTGTTTTTACAAGCCATCCCCCAAACCTTACCCGGATTCTTCCTTTTCCGGAAAAAAGGTCACTTTGAATTGGGACCAACATTGGTTGTATTGTTAGGTTCAATTATTGGAGTGTTTGCTGGGTCATATATTCATTATGAAGAAGCGATATCAGACCGTAATGTATATTTGACACTGTCTGCGTTGTTATTCCTCAGTGGTGTACATGTATTTTATAGGAATGTATGGAATCAACAACTGGAAAAGAAAGTAAAGAAAAAAGACGGAGAATTAAAACTTCCATAATTTCGGTTAAAAACACTATATTATTATACTTTTGAATAATAATATGTTGTACTATTGTAATTGTTTCTCAAAAAAGAAAAAAATAAAGCATTTAGTAAATAGTATTTTTAATGATAAAAATGAAGTGGACATTCAAATCAATCCAATGCATTCCACTGAAGTGATTGTGGATTCTCAACTATAAGTAAATGGGTTTGGTTTGACCGGTTTAAGAGGCAAATTTTCCGCGTTCTTCTTTGCAATACAAGACCGCATATGAGATGTCAACCCCCCGGAACTTTTCGCTTCAAACCCGCAATATTTGCATTCGTTTTCTTTTACAAAAGATTGAGAAAAGTATTTCATAAGCCATGATTCCAATTGTGGCATTTTCATAGTGTCTAATTGAGACAACATTTTCTGGCTATATTCTTTGATGGTTTTCATTTGCGTAGTTTTCATTTCCGCAAAGTGTTGGTATTCTTTATTAATCATATCTAGAAAATCTTTGTCAACTGTTATAGAATCCACTTGAAACTCTTCATTTTTGATGTAATGAGACAAATGGTCAATGATGTCTACAGCCACTTTTAGTTTCTCAGGACTGTATTGTACTTGATGTAAATACAAGCATACTTGTCCTTGATACAAATGTATTTCATAGTTGCTTTTATTGGCAATGCCATGATTTTGTGCGCATAAAATACCGGCGCATTTTTGGGTATCCACGTCTCGTAAAAACTTTTGTACTTCGTCTTGCCCCACATTTTTGTCGTAATTTTTATTTTCAAACAAGATTTTAGGCTTTCCTTCCCGAGCCATAATAAAATCCCCCGTTTCTTTTGTAGTGGCAACCGATGAAATATCCCCCATAGGATACAAATTATGCAATACATTATGCAACATAGTTTCGGAGACTTTTCCCTTTGAAGAAGAATTGTCCATTTTACGCAATAAATCACTCACTTGATGGTTTATAGTTTCTTGGTTTCCGGTTTGAGACACCATAAGTTGCAATTTATTGTTTTGCTCTTTTAAAGATTCTTGCAAGCGACTCTCGGTAGAAGACAATAAGTTGGTGGTTAATGACTGGGACGAGGTGAGTGTTTGATGGAATCGTTCGTCTAGTTTTTGGAATAAATCGTTTTCATTTTTGTTTTTTTCTAATTTGTCCACTATAGAATTAGCTTGTTGAGACAATAAAGGGGTGAGGTTTTCATTGTGATTGCATTGTATAATATTTTTCAATTCGTCGTTATATGTTTTTCTATGGTCATTTAACTGTTTATAGTGTTCCAGTTGTTGTTCTTGTTGTTGTTTCAATAATTGGGTTTGCAATTGGACCATTTGAGACATGATTTGTGAAGCAAAGTTGTGGTCTAATGAAGGGACCATTTTTTCATGGAAATTTTCCAATAATTCCATAAGAAAAACATTCATTTTCTCAAAGTCGTATTGTGGATGACTTTGATAGAAATCATATATGCGTTGATTTTTTATAATGAGAGACATTTTGTTAATAATATAAACAGATTCCTTTTATATATATTAAAAATTATGATGTTTGATTTCATAGTAAGTCTTCTATTTTGGCCTCTATCAATCGCATTGCCATTGTATTTCCAAAGTACAGAAGTGAATAATGGGTTGTATTATGGATTATGCTCTGTATTTTTGGGTCAATGTGTAACTATAGGTTATTTCGTATTATACGACCATAAAACGAAAATACAAGAGGTGTCTCAATACAACATAAAAGAAGCCATAATACAACATATATTTCAATTAGAAGGTTTTTCTTTATTGTTTTTGTATTTGTGTGTTACATGGAATTATCATTTATTGCCGAATTCGTATTATCAAAATGGAGTTATACAATACGAACGTGTTTTTTTGCAATTGTTGTGTCAAGATTTTATTCAATACATTATGCATAGAACCGAACATGATATAAAATGGTTGTATGTATGGACGCATAAAAATCATCATGTATTTGTAAAACCGAATATGTTTCATTCATTTCAAGGTTCAATTGGTGACACTATAGTGATGATAATTATTCCATTATATATAACATCATGTGTAATACCGGTAAATATGTGGTCTTATATGGCATTTGGTACAATATATGCAAATATGTTGACTTTGATTCATAGTGAATATAAACATCCATGGGACGATTTGTTTATTGAAATCGGTTTTGGTACTCCGTATGACCATCATGCGCATCATAAATATTTCAAGTATAATTTTGGTCATTTATTTATGTATTGGGATGTATTGTTTGGTACGCGTCGCATATGGGCGAGCGAAGCGAGCCCTCTATAACCGCAAATTATATCGTAAAAATTATTACTATAATAAATAATAATAATTTGAGTTATTTTATGGATTATATTTCATGGTTCGCTTCGCTCGCCACGGGGAACGACGGCTGCATGGCAATACCACAAATTCCGGCATCTCTAGTACTATCGCTTCTTTCAATCTTAATATATCCATCTTCGCCCCATGATGTACCCCAGCTGTTTTTCACCAACCAATATTCCGTATTGGATTCTGTACCATACCCTACAATTAATACACCATGGTCCAAATTGGTACCACACGCATCACTTGTCAACACACCTCCACTATAAAGCTGAAATGTTCGTGTATCGGCTTCAATTGCAACCGATACAGGTCCTAAAGAAACGGCTTCTTTAAGTGCAATTTGGTCATTGGCGGGAACATCCTTGCAATCGTTCATGAAAACCACTGCCTCGCATGTATGGCAATTTCCGTCTTTGGCTTGATAACTATAGTCCTCTTCTTTGCACATGCCATTATCAATGGCATATTGGAATGCACCGTCCATTAATCCACCATTGCACCCATGGTTGCCATATTTGAATCCAGCTGAGCAATCTACCAATTGTTGTTCCGATAAAGAAACCAAATTTCCGGTAGCAATTGCCCATGAGCCTTCCATAGCCCCTGTAGCGCTAAATGACCAACAAGAACCGCATTGTCCCTGGTCCTTAACGGGGGTTACTTTATTTTCAGTTCTCCAATCTAGACTGTCTGGAGCAGAAGAATCGGACGGACTATAAGGTTCACAGCTTCTAGATTCCAAGGGGGATTTCATATGAAAAGAACGAAATTCGTCTAAAGTCATATCGGCAAAAATGGTTTCACCAAGAGTATAGTTTGATTGTAAGGAATTCATATGTCTCGCATACTCCATATTGTCTCTATAAATGGCAAACCGTTCTTCTAATTTTTCCATAGAATTGTACATCTTATTGTGACGTTCTATAAAGTTCATGAATGTTTCCCATTGATTCGCACAAGCAACCGACAAAAACGATAATAAAAACAAACGCATCATTGTTATATATATCTTATTAGATAATATTTATTTGTATTGTTTTACACCTTTTCTCATTTAAAACGCCCATTATAGACGCTAAAAAATAAGAAAAAGTGTAAAATCAATAGTAGGAATTTCACCTACGATGGTCTTACTTTTTCTTCTTCTGTTTTTATTCTTGAAGAAGTGAAAGACGAAATTTGGAAGCATAACGGTCGCTTTTGTTTCTCTATCCAAGATTGTGTTAATTTCATTATGTTTATAGAAGAATTTGCATCTCGTGTTCTGAATACGATTTTTTTGTTTTCGCAACTCACGCAATCAGAACATTTTAACAGACGAAATACTTTCTTCCCTTCCTTATCTTTGTAATATTCTAAATCTTTATTACAATCACAACATTTTTTACTTGTATTACATTCATTTATAGTTATTGTATCATATTTCTTGTGTATTAATTTTCTTAACCCTTTATTCATCGTAGGCATAAAATGTTTCATTTGTGTTGACCTACTCCAATTACCATAACCAATCAAGATATTTTCACCAAAAGTTTCCTTAATTTTATTCAGGAATGTATCTATTGATTTCTTACCATAACTATATTGTCGGAATTTCATTTTACGCCATACTTCTCGTTTGTAAAATTCAGATGTTTCCTTGTTTAGTTTATCCTTTTCTACAAGATATAATTTGAATTTTTCATAATCAACTGATTTGCTATTTTGAAAGGATAAATGGGTTTCTTTTTTTATAATACCATTTCGTTTCCTTTCCTCTAATAAAATCCTTTGGTTTGTTTTTGCTTTACTTTCTCGTTTTCTTTGTGGTGCTGTATATTGTAACTTGTTGCCGTTTTTATCCATCATATAAACCAATGAACGCTTACCTGGATCACAACCAACTATATTCCTTTCTTTTAATGTATCTAATTGTTCTTTGGATAAATCTTCTATTGTATGAAAATCTTGTTCTTGTAAAACAGGAACTCTTGAACCCCATTTTTTATCTTTCAAATCTTTTCTAATGAATAATAGGCAACAACTAATTCCATCTGTTTGAATTTGATTATGAAACTGGTAATGTTTATTTTTGAATATTTTATTTTTTATATCCAAGAAATTACCCCATACTTCAATTTGGTTTTCTTTTACGCTACTTAATAATTCACCTTTTTTGGTTTTATTTCCTTCTTTATCCTTTTCAGGTGAAAACAAATTTATCAAACTCGCGGTATCAATAATAATATGTTTTGGAATAATATTGCTTCGTAATGGTAAAGGTTGAAATAATTTACTTTCCATTTTTTCCAATACTGAATTCATATACAACATTCCTTTCAAATATTCAAAAGGTCTTACTTTTACATCATAATGGATTGACTTTTTGATTTCGGTAGGTAATATGTTAGGTAAATGCGTTTTTTTCCAGTTAGAAAACATAGCGTCTGTTTCAGATAAATCAAATAATTGTTTCTTAAATTGAAATAATGTTGACTTATCTTCTGTTATTTCGCTTGTCGTTTTATTGATAAATCGTAAAAAATGTTGAATGAAATGCTCTTGTAAATTATTATTTAATGAAGTATGTATTTGCGTCGCTAAATAAGGTAATAAAAAAGTTGTATTTTTCAAATTAGT